ATTTGCTACCGAACCATGAACCGATGTTTGAAAATGTCCGTGTGATGCTTTTGTATGTATCAGAAAACCACTTCTTCACACCGTTCATTGCATCCTGTCCGGCTTTCTGCACCTGTATGAATTTACCGGAAAACCACGAACCGATGTTATTGAATGCATTTTTGATAGCAGACCATGCCTTTTGTGCCGAACTCTTTATCAAATCCCATGCCTTTATCCAAAATTTGCGGAAACCTTCCACGTTATTCCACAAATACACAAAGGCTGCCACAAGTCCTGCAAGAAGTGCCACAACCACACCAATCGGATTTGCCAACAATGCAGCATTGAATCCCAACACGGCAAGCCGTACTACCTTGATTGCATTCGCTGCTGCGGTCATTATCTTTGACCAATTAAGAATCAAAAGAAATGTTCCAACAGTCACCGTTGCGCCCAGGATAACACCTGCCCATGTTTGCACGGTTTCTTCATTCTTCTTTATCCAGGTAACGGCATCACGGAATTTATTGACCAGATTTTCAATGACCGGAACTGCCGTTTCTGCCATGCTTGCAATCGCATTTTTTACGGCAGTCATGATTGGTTCACCAACCCTGCCGACTTCTGCCATTGCATCTGTCAATCGTTCCTGTGCTTGTCTGGATGCAATCACATCCGCATTTGTCTGTTGATACTGCACGGATGCATCCTTGTATGTGGAATTCAGTGTGTCCATGATTAATTTCTGCCGTTCCTGCTCATTGGAACACGCATCTAATTTTTCCTGGAACTTTTCTTCACTGATTCCTGCCCAATTCAAGGCATCTACCAAACCGCCTGTCAGAATCCCGGTCTTTGCAGTTTCGTTTGCTGCTTCCGTCAATCCTTCAATCGGTAATGATGCCCCAAATGTCGCATATACACCTGCGCAAATATCCGTCCATGTTTGCAGGTCTTTTTCATTGTCAACTAACTTTGCAAGGTGTTGTGATGCTTCCACCGCCTGTTCGGTATCACCCAACACCGCATTCAGATCAGAATATGTTTGTTTTGCCGATTCAGATGAATGCCCGGCAGTCAGAAATGCACTTTCCAACAACCCCATCTGTTCACGGTATTCTCTTGTACTTTCCACGGCACCGATAAATGCACCACCAATGGCAGCACCTGCAATTCCGATTCCTGTCGCAATCTTCCCTGCCACACTGCCGATTTTGGAAAAGGCATCAGATGTTTCCGCTTCACTTTCCTTTGCCTTCTCAATGTATTTATCAATTTCCTGTTTCGCATTTGTACTGTCTATGGCAATAGTGCCTAATAACTTAAACAGTTCCATGCGCTCACCTTAATATGGGGAAATGCGCTGCAATATCCCCTTTGAATCCTGTATTGTTGATTCTACCTGTTCATTCGTCATGGAATATGATTCAGGTTCTTTCCGTTCCATCAATCCCTTCTTCCAATCTATGAATGACTTGTCGGACATACTGTGGATGTACATTGTCCACAATTTATGTTCTTCTTCTTTTTCCGCTTCTTCTTTTTTGCGTTTGAAATCCAGTTCAAGGATTCCTTCTACAAATTCACCAAACCGCCCTTGTTCAATATAAAGATGCATGAATTCCATAGGACTTGCATACCGGGAATGTAGCAAGTCCATGAATTCAATTTCACCTATTAAAGCAATTTGGAAAGCACCTTGAAAAAAGTTGTGTTCTTTACCCCCTTGAATGTATCAACAATCATCATTGGTAATGTACCAAATTCCATTTCCCTGATTTCTTCAGCAGGGATGCCGGAAATGCTTGACCATAAAGAATAAATTTCTTCTTCCGCTTTTCCAAGGTTTCCAATCAAAATATCTGCCATATCAATTGTTGCCAAAATACCAAGGTCTTTCAGGGATTTTTCACCTTCTGCAACCTGGAAAAAAGCATCCTTGAAATCTTTGATGCCGATCTTCTTAAAAATCTGCAATAATGGGAATAAATCACCATCTTTCAGATTTCGCAGTGTATATGGTTTTTCAATCAGTTCTTCCACCGGAACTTCAGGTGCATCCACCACTTCTTCAATTTTTGCTTCTTCAATTGCTTTGCTCATAGGTTATCTTCCTTTCCTTACGCTGCTTTGTTTGGTACGAAAATATAAATAGGCAATGTATCATGTGCATCATCAAAATCTGCGTTGCACTCAAATAATGCCTTAAATACTGCGGTTTCTTTGTTTTTCGGTTCAATTTCAAGACCGGATGTACACAATGCGTTTTCCATGATGATGATACATTCTGTACCGTCTGACATAGTTCCAACAAAAGAAATATTGTCAAGATAGTCTGATGCTTCAATCAATGCCTTGGTTGTCAACTGTGTATATCCCTTGATAAGAGTTTCCTGTTCCTTTCCAATGATTGCACGCAAGAAAGATTCCTTCGTATGCTGCGCAAGATTGGTTTCAAGTGTGCCTGTTTCACCCTGCTTCTGTGTTAAGCCTTTAACCTTAACCAATGCACCGTCCACATCAATCGGCACAAGTTCTGACAGAATAGATACTTTGTTTCCACCTGATGTTGCGCCAAGCACACTTTCATCAGAATCATCCCATGCGCCAACGATAACATCACCAACTTTTGCTTCTGTGTATGATGTATCAAGGGCAATGAAAGAAACACCCGGATTTGCTACTTTGCTTAAATGGATGGTTGTGTCAGTTTCCTTTTCTGTATCAGCAACGATTGTGATACCGTCTGTTGCGCCTTCTGGTGCCAATCTCCATTTCCATTTGAAGTTTTTGAAAACAACACCTGCACCAAGCATGAATTCATTCGGTGTTGTCTTTGTGATTCCTGATTTTCTCATTTATTCCACACTCCATTCTTTTATTTTTAGGTTTATCTGTATACGTTTCAGTTCTGCATCCCCTGTGGGCAAATTGCCCAAAGTGTTTGCATAAAAAATGGCAACCCTTGAACCTGATTCAGTGGTTGCCAATCTACCCCCGATATTCGGGAAGTGTTTCTTTATTTTGTTTTTTGCTTCTTCCAAATCTGCGTGTGCATTGCTGCCCCTTGCAAATCCGTTTAGAATGAATTGAATTTCCTGTTCACCATCTTCATCCAGTGATTCCGGTTCCTGATATTCACCTGTAAAATAGGGATATATCGGCTTGCCCTTCCATTCTTCAAAATCATAATTGATTCCCAGGGCATCCATTTCATCCGCTATGGTTTTTAAAACACTCATTGCATCCTACCTTTCAAAACTTCTTCTGCCCTTCGTATCAATGCATTCTTCAGACTATTAAAGGCATTCTGGAATGCCCTGTGCGGTTTTTTACCGTATGTGTGATGCCACTTGCCTTCTTCATCCTTGTAAAACCAACCGCCCTTTCTACCGTCACCATGCAGGGCAAATTCACCTGTTCCGAATTCTTCCCAAATTGCATTTTCAAGTGGGGAACCAACAGTGCAAACACCTTTGGATTCATCCACTTTGTGAGTCCAGGAATTTTTTAATTGCCCGGAACCAACCCTGGAATTGCGCTTCACCTGCGCTTCCAGTTCCCCACCTGCTTCATACAGATATGCAACAATGGCATCATTCAAGGCACCCTTTACCTTCGCACTGTTATTCGTGAATTTAACCCCCATATTATTGACCGCCTGTGTACTTCAGATAGATTTCCCACTGCTTATGCAGTTTCATTGGATCATCAAACACCATGACATCATAAACAAGACCATCTTCATCAATAACCCTGCTATTTTCTTCCGTGATGCCTTTTGCAAGTGGTACATAGTCAGCAATGAATATATGTGTTGATTCCTTAATCTTTGCATTGAACGTGGTGCGTTTTGAATCCCCTGCCGAAAAGTCAAGGAATCCCAGGATGCTTTGAACCGTTTCCCAATTCGGAACACGGCTTCCTGCTGCATCCCTGGTTGTTCCCTTGATAATCTGGATTTGAATTGTTGTGTTTCCACCTATCATGCAAACACCCCCCCTAAAATCTCGGATTCTTGTACGGTTTCAGGAATGCCAATAAATCATTCGGAACACCGAAATTCTTGTCAATAGATGCCCGGTCAAATGTCTGTGAATGCCTTGAAATGGTTTCTGCGGAAAGACCAACCTTGTCTGCATTTTTCAGTTTCCAGTCAAGCAATTCCACAACACCCATTCTGACATCTGCCTTGTACTGTACCAAAGAAACGGTTGTATTTGTGATATCATCCACATCTTCCTTCACAGTGAATGTTGTTCCGGAAATCTCCTTCACGGTATACACACCGCAATCAATGGCATCCCTGCCGACTGATACCTGGACAGTATCACCCACCTTGAACGGCACCGGGGATTCCGATATAAACACACCGCCCAGGATTTCAGCATTGATTCTGACATATGGCTTTTTCAGAAATCTATTGTTCGTATATTCCCGAATCTGAATTTCCAGTGCCTGAAGTTTTTCTTCAAGCACTGAATCATCCAGTTTTGTTGTGATGCGTTTCTTTACATCTTCAATAGAAATAATCATAGGGAAATCCCCCTTTCATTATTTCTTTTCTGTGACTTTGTAGCCGTGTTCTTTGTACCAATCAAGAACCCAACCTTCACGCACTTCTGCTTTTCCGTTTGCAAAGTGGATTCCGGCTGCGCCTACTCCCACATAATCTTTTACAGGTGCTTCAACAATGAACACCTTTGGTTCTGCTGCTTTATTTGTTGTTTTTGCTTCTGCCATTTCCTTCACCTGATCCTTTCTAATTAAGAAATCTTGATGTTTCTAAGAACACCTGCTGACTTCATATTCTTTAATGCTACACAAGCAACCATTTCAACTTCACCCTTCTTAACTGCGCCCGGTGTGTCGAAATTAGGTAAATACTTACGGATTGCGGAATTTCCTGTGAGTGTTACACCGTGGAATCCGTCAAGTGTGCTGAATTTTGCAGCATAGATGTCTGTCAAACCTGTTGTTGCGGAACCGCCAACAGTTCTTTCCTTTACACCGATAACAGGTGTTTCAACTGCTGCGCCATCTTCAACAGTAACAACATTCTTCAAGTCAATGATTCTGACTTTGCTTTCACCGATTGTTGTGATAACTCTGCCGAATGCTTCCTCTGATTCAGTCTTGTAACCAAGAACCCTTGCAACAGTCTGAATCTTTGTTTTCATTCCTTCATTCACCATAAGTGCGTGTGCGCCTGTGGAATTGATGAGTTTCAGAAGTGCTTCATAGAACACATCTGCATTTGCCTTCAACTGTTCCATAGTTGACAGGTCGATCACCTGGTCAGTGCCATATTCTGTTGCCTGTCCAACAAGGAACTTGTCAAGACCATCAAAACCATTTGCATCTGTTGCTGCATCACCGTTAATCATTGCATTGTGGAATGTACCAACTGCGGATTTAACCTTTTCTTCAACCTGAAGTGCCATGTTGTTGTACATACCTTCTGCATCTTTGATAACACGGTCAATTTCAAATGCACCACCGAACACCTTCAAATCAACAGTTTTCTTTTCAACTGTTGCCTGGCTTGGTGCATACTCACTGTTAATAGCACGGAATGCGGTAGAAGAAGGAAGTTTCTTCTGAACATATCCGTATGTTAATGTGCTACCGCCTGACGGGGAAACACAATTGTCAAATGGAAGCATTTCCAAGATTTCTGATTCACGAACAAATGTATCAATCACCTGTTCTGCAACTTTGTCATTCATTCCGACTTTCATTTCATTCAATGTCATTGGCATAATTTTCACCTTTTAACCTTTCTTTTTTTTGAATTTTTATTTGGTTTCATATTGCATTTTTAATGCTTCCGCAAGTGATTGCGGTTCTGTGTTTCTGTCGTTGTCACCGTCCGGAAGTCTGTTATCACCTAAAACCTGATATCCGTCTTTTCCTGCGGTTTCAAACATTGTCGGGAATTGTGTCTTTAAACCGGACAATCTTTCTTCCCAACCTTTGATATTGTCATTTTCATCAAGTTCTAAGGTTTCACCCTTTTCATTCAGCTTTTCATTCAATTTGTATGTCAGATAATCAACATCAACTGCGTGTTCAGATAACAAGGCAACCTTGATTG